GTCGATGGGGAAGCGCCGCGTCATGGCTTACGCCGAGGTCGCGGCGGACGTGACCGCGGGCTCGACCCAGATGACCGTCATGCGGGTCCGGCCCGCAGAGCCACCGGTCGAGGCCGTGGTGATGATGCCGCTGATGACGCGCTGGGAGGCGCTGTATCGGGGGCTGACCTGGCTGTTCGCGATGTACGCGCCAGCCTTGCCGCCCGCGCTCTCGAACGAGATGGACTCGCCCGCGAGCAGGTCGGTGGCCTTGAGGTTGACGGCGGTGAAATACCCGTCGTCGTCCGCCACGTCGCCGACCTTCATGGTCACCGCGCCGGAGTTGTCCCAGAGGGCGACCCCGTTGACGATGATGTCGAGGATGGTGGACCCGGCCGGGATGGTCACGGACCCGGTGTAGGTCAGTGCGCCACCCGTCTCGGTGAACGTGATCTCCTGGGCATGGACCTCGGCAAGACCGTTGACGATCCCGCCGCTGATGACTGCCACGACCGTGGCCTCCTTTCAGGGAGCCAGGGGGAGGGGCGAGCCCTCCCCCGAGGCGGGATTACAGGCCGGTCACCTTGGCGAACGCGGACGGGCGGTAGTGGACCGCCGACATGCGCTGGCGCAGGGACAGCGCGATCTTGTTCTCGGTGAAGTAGGTGCTGTGCTCGGTCGCGGTCTCGACGACCACGCCGCCGTTGTAGACGGCAGCGGCCATCGTGCGGAACGCGCCGACCGCAGCGGTGCCGGCGGCAGCGGCCACCGTGCTCGACACGCGGACCGGGAGGCCCCACAGCGTCGGGTTCGCCGGCGGGTTGCCGGGGTTGCCGAGGATGTAGATGCCGTCCGTCGTGCGGGTCAGCACGAGGTTCTGCCAGTCGGTCGGGTGGATGACGAAGGCGTCGGGGGTCGCGTCGCCGGTGACCGCCACGAGGGTGGCCGCCTTGAGCAGCGCGTCGAACGCGGGGTCGGCACCCTTCGCCTGGGTCTGGAAGCCCGTGCGGACCGTGCAGCCCCACAGCTGGGGCGTGGTGCCCGTGCCGTACATGAGCTGCTGGCTGATCTTCTTGGCGAGCCGGTCCGCGAGCATCCCCTGGATGGTCGAGACCATGAACGGCTCGTCGTAGACCATGTTCCGGCTGATCGGGATCCACGTCTGGACGTTCTCGACCTCATCGGTCGTCTTCGTCCAGCTGAACGCCGAGTCGGTGACCGCGGTGTCCTCGGCCACGAAGGCGGTGTTATCCGTGTCCGTGGTCTGGATGAAGTACTCGACGTTGTTCGCACCGGTCTGGGCGGTGCCGAACAGGTCCTCGACGCTGTTGTAGTAAAGCGCCGACTGCGTGGTCTGGAGGCGCGTGGCCTGCGCGTAGTGGTCGCTGAGGGCGACGATCGTCTTGGTGCCGAACGGCAGCTCGAAGCGCGGGAAGCCCTTCGAGAGGTCGCCCTTCGACAGCGCCTCGAACGCCGCGGCGTGCTGGCGCAGCGCCGACTTGGTGGCGTGGTCGAGGTCGGTCGAGCCCTTGAACTCGGGCTCGGTCGCGTCGCCCTTCGTCTCGGGCGCGATGATGCGGCCCTGCGACTGCTCCATCGCCTTGGCGGCACGCTCGGCGTTCTCGGCCTCGACGGCCATCGTGCCGAGGGCCGCCAGCGCGGCCTCGCGGTTCTTGAGCTCGGTCAGGAAGGTGTTCGCCTCCTTGAACGAACCGTCCTCGTTCTTCTGCGCGGGGAGCCAGGCATTGAACGCCTGGATCTCGTCCTTGTGCTTCTGGCGAAGCTCGGTTGCCGTAGCCATCGGGGTGGTCTCCACATGAAGAAGCCCCGGACCTCACGGGCCGGGGCTGGGGTGTTCTGGTGGGTGTCGCCGGGTCGTACCCGGCTGGGGTCAGGCCGCGAGCGCGTACCTGCGCATCGCGTCCTCCCACACCTCGCGGGCCGCCTTCTCGGCGTCCGATTCGACGGGCGTGGGGTTGGTGGCGTCGAGAAGGGCCGACAGTTCCGCGGCCAGCTCGGGCATCGTCATCAGCCCGTCCCGGATGCGGGTCAGCGTCTCCCGGTTCGCCGCGGACAGGGCACGCCCCGCCTTGGCTCGCCACTCGATGCGGTCGTCCGTCCGATCGATGAGCGCCGCCAGCTGGTCATGGACCCACGACAGGTGGTCGGCATACGGCATCTCCGGACCCGGAGTGCCGCCCTTGATCGCGATGGTCGCCGTGCCGAGGCCGGCGCCCTTGAGCACCGGTGAGACCTCGAACACGTCGAGCTTGCGCAGCTCGCGAGCGGACTTGCCCTCGAACTGGATGGGGCCACCGTCGAGGACGACGTAGCCGTAGCTCCACTCCTGGAGGTCGGCCATCGCCTTGACAGTGTGGTAGGTGTTGCGGCCCTGGTCGGTCTCCATGAAGAAGCGACCATCAAGGATCCCAAGATCGCCCTTCTCGCTGATGACGCCGCTGCCGGTCGGCAGCACGCCATCCCACGAGGAATGGTTGAAGGCGGACAGCGGGACAGCCTTGCCGACCGGCAGGGCCCCCGCACGGGTCACGTCCCCGTCGTGGTCCTTGACGTTGAAGCGGCTGAACGCCACGGTCACATCGCCCGACTCGGACAGCTTGAAGTCCACGGGCGCGAAGGACTTGCGGTCCATCAGGCGGCACCTCCGGTTGGCGCGGACGCAGACGCGCCCGTAGCGGTGTTGTTGGGCGTGTTGACGCGCTCGTCGCCCCACGGGAGCGGGTTCTGGTTGTCCTGCGCCCGCCATTCGTTCGGGACCATCGCCCCGGCGTTGATCTTCAACGTGTTCGCCTGCGCCCTCTCCAGCGTCTTGCCGCGGAGGGAGGCGTCCATGTTGTGCTCGCAGTACAGGGACGGGTCCATCAGCACGTCCTTGCCCAGCTGCTGCTCCCACCGGACGAACCACGCGCGCAGCGTGGAGGTCACGTGGTCGATGTTCTGCTCCTCGATGTTCGAGAAGGTGGCGCGCTCGAGGTCGCCGATCTTGTGCGGGCTCAGGCGCATCCACCGAGCGACCTCGGTGACCTGCCACTTCTGGGACTCGAGGAACTGGACATCCTCGGGCGGAAAGCCGAGGGTCGTGGCGGTGATGCCCTCCTCGAGCAGCGCCGTGCGTCCGGGCCCGTCCTTGCGGTTCGCCTCGTCCCATGATTCGCGGATGTTGGTCCGGGCAGTCTGCGACAGCGTGCCGGGGTGCGAGAGGATGACGCCGGGGCGTGCGTCGTTGTTGACGACCCGGTTGCCGTAGTCGCGCAGGTTGATGGACGCCGCCAGCGTCTCCCTCGCCAGCCGGAGGATGGAATAGCCCTGGAGGCCGTCGAAGCCGAGGCCGGGCAGGTGGAAGATACGATCGGACGGGATGCGCTTTGGGTCGGAGAACTGCGCCTCGCGGTAGTAGTAGGCGCGCCGCCCGTTCTCCCACCGGACGTCCATCCGGTCGGGGCGCAGCGGCCACAGGGCGATGACGCGACCCGCGCGGTCCAGCTCCTTCTCCGCGTAGCCGTTGCCCCACGAGAGGGCATGGGACTGGAGGACGCTGCGGAAGGTGAACGAGGTCATCTCCGGGTTGGGCTCGTCGTGGAGCAGCCGGTAGATGGGCAGGTCGATGGCCTTGACGTTATCCCGGCCCTCGCGCCGGTAGACGTGCAGCGGTGCGACCGCGACATCCTCGGAGATGACCCGGACCGCCGCGAACCACGCCGCGATGGTGTTGGCCCGGTCCTCATTGATGACAGTGCCGGTCGCCGTGCTCATGTAGCCCATCGGCGGTGCCCATCCGGGTGCCGGATAGCCGACGCGGTCGGCCTTCAGGCTATCGACCGCCCACCTGTTGAGGCGCGCGTCAAGGCCCCGGAGCGTGTTCGTGATACCCACGTTACCTCCGGGGGTCAGCGGCCGAGGACGGTCAGGCCGCGGTTCTCGTAGATGGATGTGGTCGGCTTGAGCTCAGGCATGGTCATGGCGGCGTGGTAGGCCAGCACGTCGGCCACGGCACCGTCGATGCGGCCGCCGTCCTCGCCCTTGACGAGCACGAAGTTGGTGCGGCCGTCGTCCGCGTCGTCGGTGAGCCGGACCTTGCGCAGATGCGCGGCCAGGACGTGCTCGGTCGTCAGCGGGTCGCCGTCATGGGTGTGGCTGCCCTCGGCAAGACCGGTGCGCCAGCGATCCACCGCGGGGGCGAACCGGCGCGCCTGGTTGGTGTCGAAGAACAGCACGACGTCCTCGCCGTACTTCTCGGCCCACTGCTGGACCTCGGTGTACCACTTGGGCGGGTCGCAGAGCATGAGCCCCACGCGGTACCGGGCGAACGTCTCCGCCACGAGCTGGTGGACCTCCGCACGATCCACGCGCCAGTCCACGGCACCTTTC